CGTTGAAGGCGTCGCGGAGCCAACTTCGGAAAGTATAAAGGTCGCGGTACTTCTGCTCCATTCGTGGGATCGGGAGAAGGTACGCCACGACGTTGACGCTTAGCACGACCGTGCGATTGCCTGACCCCACGCTGATCGAGTCGTCCGCTGGCAGCAGCACGATGGCTGGCACGACGGCGAGGGACTCTGGCGGGGTGGCGTGGACGGCACGGATGGCGTAGCCGATTGGCGGCTCTACTGAAAGGAGCCGCTCCCTCATTGCGTCAAGGATGGTGAGGTCGTTCATCCGACCAGTGCCGTGATCTCTTCTTCGGTCAAGCCGATGGCGGCAAGCTTGGCGCGGGCGCTGGCCTTTGCTGCTTCAGCAGCCTGTTCAGCCGCAAGACGCTCGGCGTTTGCGGCGGCAACGGCAGCCTGATCCTGAGCCTCCTGCGCCAGCTCCTCAGCCGTGGCCTCGCGCTGGATGATCTCGCCTGTAGTGGCATTTACTTCATAACGCATTAGGACACCCCATAAAGGTAAAAGTTGCCAGTGATTGTCTGCGTATCCGATCTTATAAACTCAATGCTGGTGATAGCCCCAGTATCGCCATCCCCATATACGCCACCGACAATAGTTTTATTCACTGTGTCTGTGTTTGCCGCATAGCCTTGAGTCCAGTACTCATATTGTTTTCTTCCAGTTTCTGTATATCTATAAATATCTAGGACACCAGTTGAGGTTCTGTGAACAGTGGCTGCGCTTGTCGGCGTTCTTGGGATAATGGCTGCGCTTGCCTGAGCAGCGCCCATATCTGACGATGTAGCCCCAACCGGATTGTTGCCAAAACGCACAAATATAATGCTGTATTTTGATGATGAGTCGTTATTCAATCGTGCTTGCCATTGTTCGCCATCGACGCTTTGGAAGACTTCTCTCCACATAAGTTTCAAGTGCTTGTAGGTTCCAGGGATGCTGGTAAACGAGAGACTTGACGCTGCGCTTGGCGTCGCCGTGCCAATGATTGTCATTCCGCCACCAGCAGCAGGCGTCGTCCACGCTGGCACGCCTGCAGCGATACCAAGCACCTGGCTTGCAGTACCGATCCCCAATCGAGCAACCGTCGCAGAGCCTGAAGCGTAAAGAATGTCGCCAGCCGCCGTGACCGTATTCTTTGGGATTGCCGTGCCAGCCAAGTCATAGGCTGACTTGACTGCGGTTGGCGTCGCGGCCAGCACGCTGCTGGTCGTAGATGTGGAGTCAGAGAGCTGCACCATTCCAACCACGGTCGTAGACGCAGCCGGTCCAACCGTGGCCGCAGCCTCCAGTTCAATGAACGCCGTTCCGTTCCAGACCTTTGGGATGTTTGCCACTTAGCCTCCTACGATTGCGCTGATCTCTTCGTCAGTAAGACCAAGAGCAGCCAGTTTAGCGCGGGCGGATTCCTTGACTGGGTCTGGCGTCGGAGCAGGAGGTGCCTCTGGTGCAACCCAGTTGCCATCAACGCGCGTCCAGCCGATTCCGACGTGGGCTGGCGCAAGCTCAACCGTCGTGCCTTCAGGCGGCGTCCAGTCGGACACGCCGTCCCAGACGACCGTGTTGATCACTTGCTCGTCTTTGACTACAAGGTATCCGTTCATCATTTCTCCTTAGACTGAGATGACGAGGACATAGCCGCCGCCGCCGTTTCCGCCATTGCCGCCACGAACAGTCAAAGTTTCTCCTTGAGTGTTCGCCGCGCCACCACCGCCGCCGCCGCCGCCGAGATAGCCATTGCCTCCCGACCCTGCTGTTCCAGCCGTGATGCGTGAACCTCCACCGCCGCCGCCGTTTCCGAGTCCAGGCGCTGCGGTTCCAGCGTTTGATCCATTTGTTGCTACTGATCCGCCAGATGCTGCGGCGCTGTATTGAATCCCGAATCCTCTGCCGCCAGCACCGCCAGCAAACGCGGTTGCAGTTGTGCATCCAGCGCCTGCCCCGCCACCTGCTGCCCCAAATACTGTGTCTTGACCAGCGCCCCCAACGCCACCATTGGGATTACCGCCTTGACCGCTTCTAAAGTTGAGCAAATCGGTAGTCTGAAACCCTGTAATAAGCCGAACAGTTGTATCTGGGGTTGAGTCAGTTTGTGAATCTCTTGACCTGCCGTACATTACAGGCTTTCCTGTTGCCATAACCAACCGATAGACCAGACTGTTGATGTCTGTGTTTCCTCCAGGAACGCCGCCAAAAGCAACAAGTGCTGTCCCGAAGCTTGTATTTCCGCCGTTGGCACCTGCTTGATTGTCTATACTGCTTGTATTTGCGGCTGGTGCAACTTTCCCAACTCCTCCATCACCAATAGTGACAGTCACAGTTCCAGGTAAATCTGAAGCCTTGAACCAATGATTGGCGTGTGAGCCACCAGCACCCCCTAAAGAGCCAAAGGTGTCTGCACTATGCCTTCCACCGCACGCGCCGCCCCCGCCACCGCCAACGGCGAGAACGTAAACGGCGCTCTTGCCCGCAGGCTTGACCCACGAGCCGCTGCTTGTGAACTCCTGCACGTCTGCGCCAGCCGCTGCAAGCGTTGTCCACGACGGAAGTCCAGCAGCGACTCCAAGCACCTGACCAGCTGTTCCGATTGCAAGTGTCGCTGCCGTACCAGCTCCTGCGCCATAGATCATCGCGCCAGTGCCAGTCAGTGCGGCAAGCGGCACGGCGTTGATTGCCGTTGCCGTTCCAGCAGTATCTACCCAGACGTCGCCAGTGCTTGGCGTGACTGGAGCAGCCGTGCCGACGCTGACCTTTGCCTTTGTCGTGGCGAGATCGTAAGAAGTCTTGACGCTGTTCGGAACAGCGGCTGTCGTCGTAGAGGTCGAGGCTACGGAGTCAGTAAGCGTGGTGACGCCGAACACGCCGCCAGTTCCAGCCGTGCCAGCCGTGAAGTCAATCCACTGCGTGTTGTAGTCAGTTGCGTTGATCTTGGAGAGGACCTGCCCTGCAGTCCCGCCGACCGGCACGCCAGTTCCTGCAGGTCCTGTCGCACCAGTCGCGCCTGTCGCGCCTGTTGAGCCAGCGGCTCCCTGCGGGATGCTGAAGTCAAAGATTGCCGCGCCAGAGCTGCCGACGTTGGTGACAGTGGCGTTTGAGCCAGCCGTTCCAGTGATGACCGTGCCGACCGCGATTGTCGCAGCAGCACCAGTTGATCCTGTCGCGCCTGTGTTTCCAGTATCACCCTTGTCTCCCTTGACAAGCGTGAAGTCAAAGACAGCCGCTGATGACGAGCCTGTGTTGGTGACTGCAACTGCGGTGCCTTGCGTGACGTTGCCTACGGCGATGGTTGCCGCTGAGCCTGCCGCACCAGTCGCGCCTGTCGCGCCAGTTGCTCCTGTGTTGCCAGTGTCACCCTTGACGAGTACGAAGTCAAAGACCGCAGCGGAGGAGGAGCCTGTATTGGTCACCGCGACGGCAGTACCCTGCGTGACTGCGCCAACGGCGATGGTGGCGGCAGAACCCGCTGCGCCTGTGGCGCCCGTGTTGCCTGTTGCCCCTGTATTTCCTGTGTCGCCCTTATCGCCCTTGACAAGTGTGAAGTCAAAGATTGCAGCGGAACTTGATCCGCTGTTGGTCACCGCAACGGCAGTGCCTTGCGTGACGGTGCCAACTGCAATCGTGGCTGCAGAGCCAGCAGCGCCTGTTGCGCCGGTTGATCCTGCTGGTCCAGTTGCACCTGGCACAAGAACAAAGTCAAAGACAGCGGCGGAACTAGACCCAGTGTTCGTGACGGCGGCTGCGGTGCCAGATGTGACGCTACCAACCGCGATCGTTGCGGCTGATCCTGCAGCTCCTGTCGAGCCAGTGTTGCCAGTGTCACCCTTATCACCTTTGACAAGTACGAAGTTGAATACGGCAGCCGACGAGGAACCGCTGTTCGTGACGGCAACAGCCGTCCCCTGCGTGACCGAACCGACAGCAATGGTGGCAGCAGAACCAGCAGGACCTGCGCTACCCGCTGGGCCAGTTGCGCCTGCAGGACCTGTCGGACCCTGCGCGCCTGCGGGTCCAGGTGCCTGAACGACAATCTCTGTGCGCGTGTCGTTGATGTAGACAATGCTCATCGAGTCACCTCAGCAGAGACTGTTGCAGTGCCTTGAACTAAGCGCGTCACCACGCCGCCCGCACTGACGATTTCAAGATCATACACACCGCTGAATGGCGCAGCGAGCGCAGCGGTCGTGGTTGCGGAGATGACAATGGCGATCGTGCCAGCAGCGCCGCCGAGCGTAATGCCAGCGCCGTTTGTCAGGCTAACGATTGGCGTCGTTGACGAGTAGGTCTCGCGCACCTGCATCCGTGCGGTGTAGCCGCTCAGGTTGATTGCCGTGCCAGCCGAGTCCTTCCACGTGATTGTCAGCTCAAAGGTTGCGCCCTGGTTGATGGTGATATTGAAGGTATTGCCAAGTGCCATCAGCGAGCCAACCCTTCGCGCTTGCGGTATGCCTCAAGCAACACTTGAGATTCAGGGTGCAGTGCGCGTGTCTGGCGGATGATGCCGCCGAGGTCTTGCGAGCCGATCACGCCGAACGGCGAGGTGCGGCTTGACCACACTGCACCGGCTTGAATGATTGCGGCTTGCTTCACGGCGCTTGGCACTGCGGGCCATCCGAAGACGCCAACCACCTTGACGCCGCGGTAGACGTCGCGTGGGAAGTTGCGCGGCCAGTTGACCGACACGTCAATCTCATTGTACGGAAACCCATCAAGCGCGGCATTGCCAGGCGCGAGGTTGTAGTCCGTGTCCACCGTCCACGTCGTCTCGTATGTGCCGTTGCCGTCGTCGTCAGTCGTCAGCGTCGTAATGCTTACAAGGTCATCAACGAGGACGTACTTGTAGTCCTCTGCCGTGTAGTAGCGCGTTTGTGTCGCTGTGCCAAAGCCGTTCTTGCGATCGGTGTAAAGGTCAATGAGTGCGTCGGTCGCATCGAGGACAGACTGCAGCGCCGTGTCGTCGGAGCTGTCGCTGATCCCGATTGCAGCCTTGAACTCGGCGAGACTTGCGTATGACATTTAGATGCCTCCGACTGACAGGACCGTAAGGATTTGACCATTGTTCTCGGCGATAGCATAGAGCGTCTGTCGCTCCATTAGCCGGATTGTCACGTGTTCCCCCTTGCGTAGCACAAAGCCATTGGCAAGGGTCACGTCTGAAGCGCCGATCAACACGTCCTTTGAGTTGTTGGCGAGTGCGTGCAAGTGAACCTCCGTTCCAGCGACGCGACCCTCGACAACGCTGGCAGCCGCAGTCCCCACGCTCATCTGCCTAGACGCCAGATACTGACTCACTCGTCTTCTCCCTTTTCCCGCTCTCTAAGCGGCGTTCGCTTCACGGTGGCTGTATTGCCCCACCTGACCACAATGGCGCGTTCTACGTGGCTCGTAGGTGCCTCTGCGTTGATTTTAGCAGCGCCCTTGCGCCCCAGTTTCTTCAGTTTCTTCCAGATGTCCATTTCCCCTCCTGATGCGAACGGGGTGCCGAGCCGAAGCCCAGCACCCCGCCGCTCAACCTAGTCGCCTACTGATTAGGAAACGTTGGCTGACTGATACGACTTGACTGCTGTCGTCTGTGACAGACCAGTCGCGCCGCGCACCTGAACCTTGAAGCTAATAAGCCCCAAGTTCCAGGCGAACTCTCGCGAAACTTCTACAGACACGCCGCCCACGAGGACGGTGTAAATCTGTCCGAGGTCACCGAACAGGATTGCGCCTGCGGTGTTGTCCGTCAGGTCAATAAGCGCTGCGCTGTAGATAGGCGCACCCAACAGTCGGTCAGGTGTGTTGCTATCGCCTGCGCGGAAGATCGGCTGGCCCGTTGTATCAACGAGACCAGTCACAACGCCGAGCGTCGTGTCGTTCATCAACCAACCCGACTTTGGTGCGCGTCGGTACGCCTGGTTCACAGACGCCTTCAGCTTGGCAAGGTCCGTATAGGTTGGGTTCACTGAAACGGTGCCTGAGCCAGTTGCGCCAACGGCTGCAGCAGCGGCAACAGCGGTACCAGCGAAGGCACCGTGAGCAACTGCGACTTCCGCGCCGCACTTCTCGGCGATCATCGCGCTCAGGTCAAAGGCTGCGTCTTCGGCAAGCTCTTCGGTGACCTGA